GCTAATGTAACTCTTTGATTTCCTTTTACAACAGAAAACTTTTTTTCTTTATATTGTTGGCCGTTTGCTCCATATCTAGGAGTTTCAGATATTGTATATTGATTTATTTCTATAGGTTCAACCATTTCAAAATCCTTTGATAAGTCTTGTAAGTAAATACCATTTTCTTCATAGTATTTAATATAATCTAAATCACTTATCTTCAGTATCGTCTTCTTCGGGTGTGATCGTTTTGCTTTTAGTATTTTCATTTTTTAACATCTTTTGTAATTCAGCAGTTGATCCAACAAATAATGCGTTTTTAATATTAGCACTTGCCGTTTTAGGTAACTCTTTTAGGTCTTTAAGTTTCTTTTGTAAGTCTTGTAGTTTATCTACGGTGTCCGCAACGTTTTTAATTAGGGCACCAGCCACCTCATAAGCTCTCGGATGTTGGCCTTCACGAGCAACATCAAGTATGCCTTCTATGGCTTCTTGTCCTCTTTCTATAAGATTGTAATAGTTTTCTCTACTATATTTGTAGTCGTTATCTACGTCTGGTGATTCTTTATTTTCTTTTCGTGGAACTACAGGTTTAAAATCCTGTTTAACTAATTCTTTAGTTTCAGGTTTATCTATACCAAGAATCTCATTTACTTTATCTTCTAATTTACTCATAATACTATTTATAGAATATTTAAAACTGTGTTACACCATATTAAACCAACCAGTTGCAATATATTTTTCTTCGGTAGGAGATGGTATGCCTCTATGAGTGTGTGTCCAATCTGCTGGCCATATAACCGACAATCCTTTTTTAGGTTTTATTTTTACTTTTTGAAAATACCATTCAGTTTCACCTTGATCGGTCACATCATTTAAATATGTCATAAACACTAAAGTTCTAGTAATTATGGGTTCTCCTAAATCCGATCTTTCAAAATGCCAAGTTTTAAAACCTCCTCCAGGATAATAATGTTGTATTATAAAAGGTTCTTTTGTTTGTACACTCATTTTTTCTTTTAAAATAAAATGTAAATCATAATATTGAAGTAATCCTTTTTCTAATTCTTTATAATAATCTTTTACAAAAGAAATTTCACTATCAGGATAGATACAAAGATCAATTGAATCTTTTACATTTTTATCTATTTTATTTCCTGTTATACGTCCAGGAACTTTTTCTGTGCTATTTAAATGATATTTAATTAATTCGTTACAAATTGATTTATCTATATTAAATTGATATATAAAATTAGACATTTTTAAAATCAGCAGGTAAACCTAAATGAGGTCGTCCATCATATTTGTTATTTTCACCTTGAGTTTCTATATTATTATAATGAAGAAACACCTGACCACAATTATCTCCTTCAAATTTTTCTCTCCAATGTTCTAATATACAACCAGAATAAACTAACATATCTCCTGGTTCTAAATCAACTTTTATACCAGGTGTGTTATCTGATTTATAAACACCATCTTTACCGTGACTTCCTTTAGTTTCATCAGGTTCTAAATAAATCGGCCAATTATCCCCACCTAAATTCATTGTGGTAGATATTTCACAAGACAGTCTATCTTTGTGTCTATGAAGTACATCATCTTTTTTGTATATTCTGGCATAAGCATAAGTAGGTAATAATTTTAATCCTGTTTTTTCTTCCATTATGGGTTTTACTTTTTCTAATAAAGTTTCCATTAATATGTCACCATAGTGAGAATAAGTTTCAGGTACTTGTGAATCATTCCAAACACCTAACATTGTTTCAAATGGGGGAATCCAATTATTATCAAATAGAGTTCTTGCAACTTTTCTTTTTAATAAAAAATATTGATAGGCAAAATCAGCTAACTCTTTTGATATAGCAGATTTAATTATTGTGTATTTTTGTTCTTTAAAATTCATTTTATTTCTTCTAGTTAAAGTTTATATCAAAGTTTCTATATTTATCTATGACCCTTTTCGGTAAAAAATCTTCTATATTGTTTTTATTTTTTACAATTTTTTCTGTTCTTATGCTATGAAAATTTCCTGACAATACATTATCATCATATTCCACGTTATTGATTTTTAGTTGTGTGATATTATTTAAATCTGGTTTTATATAATCAATATTCACAAATTCACATATTTTTTTAATACAACCGCATATATCTTTAATTAAATCATCATATGTTATTAATAAGTATTCTTTTTTACTATCTATAATTTTTTGAGTTGATGTTAAAGCGTCTGATAAAATTGATTGTTTTAATAATAAATCATCACAATACTTAACAACATCTGTTGGTTTTTCCACTCTTACAAAAGAAGCTAAAACTTCCAATAAAGGTCTGTGTAATATTATAAATTTATTATTAACTGGCATATGTTCCAATATTTCTAAATGAAAACCCCAAGCCGCTCTATCAATTATAGTTTTACAATTATAATGTTTATAATAATTTATAAATATGTTATCTATTATATTATCTATACCTTTAAAATCAGGAAAATTTTTAAATCTATCATTATCTTTTGTTAATAAAATATTATTAATTAATAAAGGCAAAACACTATAAGCAGTTATTTTTGCGTGAGGATGTTGGTTAAAAACACTAGATAATATTGTGTTGCCTGCTCTAGGAATACCTGTTAAAAAATAAAAACTCATTTAAAAGGTTCTCCACAACTCCACATAACTAAAGAGTATCTAGTTCCTTTTGTTACAGGTTTAACTCTATGATGAATAAATGATGGAAAAACAACAATAGATCCTTTTGGTATTATTTCTTTACAAACTTTATCTACTGTTTTACCTTCATCATCAGTAAATCTAAATTCAAATTCGCCACCCTCATAACTTTCAGGACCTGTTAAACAACAAGTCATAGATAATTTTCTAATTTTACCTCTTAAAAAAGGTGGTTGATCTTCTCCATAAGGTTCTTTCCAAGAATCTAAATGCCAGTCATAAAATTGATTTAATTTATATTTTGTAAATTGAATACTCTCGGACTGATCCCATTGAAAATTCCAGCCTGCGTTTATATTAGCCGTATATAGGTAATGATGTAAATATTTAAATAACCATTTTTCATCTAACCAAACCACATTTGATTTTCTTCTTTTTTGTAAATTATTTAATTGTTCTTCATTTAAATCTTCTTCATTTATTACTGGCTTTTCTTTACCTCTTATTAAACCTCCAGTAATTCCAAGTTGTTCTTTTTTAGAATTTCCATATTTGATTATTTTGTCACAAAAGTGACTAGGCAAAGCTGACTTGAAGTACCAATAACTATATTTAAGATTCATAATTTCACCTGTACATTATATATACAAATTGTATAAATGTGTTTTAAATTTTAATATCTTATGTAGGCCAATTTCCTGCTTTTCTAGCAGCATATTGATCTTGTAAAGACCATACTCCAGAAGCTCCGCCTGATTCAATAACACTAACTCTTCCAGATCCACCTGATCTACCTGAAGGTGATGTACCACCTCCTCCACCAGAATTTGCTACTCCAGCAGGTCCTGGATTTCTAAGCCCTGGAACTTCTGGATTTGCAGGATTACCACCTCCTACTCCACCATTTCCTCTAGCATTTGGAGGATAAGGTGTAGCAGGTCCTCCGCCACCGCCTCCAGCAAAAAAACCATCTTGTCCACTTGGAGCAGGTAAATAAAAAGGTTGCGATGGTCCAAAAACAGGTTTAACATCATAACCGTTACCGCCATTACCACCGCCGTAGTTACCGCCTCCAGGACCGGCTTCAGTTCCAGCAGCACCAGCACCTCCGCCACCGTTACCTCCAGTGTTTCCTGAAGGTGTAGCACTTGCTCGATAACCACCTTTATTTCCGTGACCAAAAGTTCCTGAATTTCCAGGTTGAGTAGGTTGTGAGCCAGCAGCGGGATCGGGTCCTACAGAAGCTCCAGACATAGGTCCAGCACTGCCTCCTGAAGATCCACCTTGATCGCCAGCTCCTCTTGTCATATCACCTCCACCTCCGCCACCTTTTGCAATTAGATAGTAAGGTTGTGGAGAAGATCCAAATGTTGTATCTCCACCAATAGCAGATGATCCTCCTCCACCAC